CAGCAGCTGCTGGGCTCATGGCTGTCTCCTTACCATTGTATACAAAGGTATAGGCCACTTCATATTCACCGTCAACAGGAACCCCATTAGCTGTAGGACCATTGTCTGTAAGAGTAGGAGCCACTACAGGAGCTGGTAGGTGTGCTTCGTCTTGAGGAACCCATCTATAAGGTGTACCAGTCTGGTCTATGTCAAGCGTAAGGTATTCATCTTCGAACCTAGTAAGTGGTTCTATGTGGGCGTTGTTTGCATTGTTGTAGTCTCGAATGAAAACATCCAATACATGTACACAATCAGAAGGTAAGTCTATGTAGCGTTGCTTAACCGTTATAGTAATGTCAGCTTCATTGATAGTAGAAGAGTAATCCTCTAGGTAAATCTCTGTGTCTGATTCTACGTGAGCAACAATATACTCGCCATCATCAGACGTAGTACCAGCTACTTCAGCTATATGTCCCTCCATCCAACTAGAGAAAGAGCTAGCTGCGCCAGTAACCTTTGTGTCACCCAAGGAAGCACTACAGGAAGTAACTACTTCATCAGCATACAAGGTAATGTCCACAGTCTTCTGTGCGAACTTCCACGCATGTTCCATAAACATTTCTAAGTAAATGTCATTAAGGACAGAGTTCACCTGTAGAATATATTCTTCCACATCTGGCGAGTAATCTAGTATGTCCCCAACATGGGTTCTCAAAGTTTGTATATTCATTATTTCTCCAGGAGAAAGAGAGTTGTCTATAAAGAGCTATTATTTTCATATAAATAAGGGCGGCCACTTGGGCCGCCCTCTTTGATTCCAAACCTTGTGGGGTTAGTGACAAAGTCCAAAGACATACACGTCACAGGTTGTACCAGAGTCAGTCTCAAGTGCAACACCAATGACAGGAGTCGTGTCTGTGTTAGCATATGTATCACATGCACCAGAGGCATGAGATGTCAAAGCTTCACCACTGGACACGCCAGCATCAGTTAATGCGCCTTCAACATAGCCTTTTACGACTACGCGAATTTTCGCACCAGATGTAGCTGTCTCAAGCGCAACACCGAAAGTCAGAGCATCTGCACTGCCTTGTACGACGTATGCAGCCCGGTCACTGTCAGATTGCGAAACATCAAACCCAACCCAATCACCAGCAGTAATGGACCCACCAGCTATGAAGGTTTCCACCTTCTGCCGTGCAGCTTCACCAGCTCCGGCATTTAGAGATTTTAAAGACATAATATCTATTCCTTATTTATAGGTATCAATGATAACGTAGGTTAAAGGCTACGATTCAGCATTCGTAAGCAAGCCCTGGGAGGCTAAGTGGTTAGTGACGATTTGTGTACGCACGAAGATACGGGCACGACGAGAAACATAGTCATCAAGCTGAACGAAGTCGTCCATCTCAAAGTAACCATCCTTATCAAACACTACGCGAACGTAGCTAGTGTTCAGGAGGTACGCAGAGATATCAGCAGCAGAGCCAGCAGCAGGTAGGAACGGGTTAGCATAGAACGGTGCACCACCATAAAGCAGAATCATACGCCCGCCATCCAGGTCGTCATTGCTACGGTAACGCTCTAGGTCGCTCAGGAGGCCGCGATAAAGCTTGAAGCAAGCAGGGGATGCGATTGTAAGGTTATGCCCACCACGGTCGGTGTACATGTCCATGTTGACACGAAGGTCGTGTAGATGAGAGAGAGCGAAAGCAGAACCTGCATCCACTGTCTGGTTGTTCCAGTTAGCAGAAGCATAAGTAGTTTTGCTGAGCCCACCAACAGTATTGGTTTGGGCGGTGCCGAAGGCGCCTTCCTCAAGCCAACCAGTGCTATCAACACCTTCGAAAGTCTGTAGGTCAGTTAGAATAGTCGAGGAACCAGCAACCACTTGCTTTTCCCATTCGCGTTTCAGTTGACCAAGAACTTCTTCCATACGAGCTTTAGCTATATTTACAATAGCGCGCTCACCTTTGTTGGACATCTCTTCTTTCTTGGTGATGTTGATAGGAGCAACGAAGTCACACCACTCATAGGATGCTGTACGCATAACGTCAGCAGCTGAGGTGTCGATGGCTTCGTAACCACTGGACAGTTGGGTAATGGCGCTGTGCTCGCCGAGGATAGCAGGTAGGTCATACTTCTGCCCGCCGTCTACCATGTCTAGGCCTTCTTGCTCTTTAACAAACCGAAGAAGAGGAGTACTCTTAAAAAGGTTATCTACGGCATCGTCTTTTAGTATACGCAAGGTAGAACTAAGTATAGAATTTGAGATAGTCATAATACAATTCCTTTGTACATTATGAGTGATTAAATATTAACAGTAAGTTCTGGATGCTCTACTTAAGAGTCCGTAGCGTGAGACAACAGGGTGTTCTTACGAAGTCTGTTCTCTCCTATACTAAGATTGCATTTTCACTTTTACCTACAGTTATCATAGCAATGCTCTGTAAGGCCTCTGTAAGGCCTCAGAATCGATTCTAAGCTTAAGGGTATGTCTGGGTATAGGCCCACCTGTTAAAATGGCATACACAGCCTCACAGATAGGCTCTAGTCTTTTGTACAATAAAATAGAGGGCCCTATTGGAGGGCCCCCTTTATCTAGTAGGTATGTAAGTGGTAGCTACTTCTTATCCTTCTGAGCAGCTAGAAAAGTATAAATGGCCCACCCGCCCTGCTTACGTACACTCTCGGGTACACCACCAGCAGAGGCTCTACGTGAACCACCAACCTTAAGGCCGGCTTCTTTAGCAGCCTGACGGTGCTTGTTCAACTCTTCTTCTAACTCTATATTACTCTTAGACAACTGCTGTCCCTTAGCTATATGGTATGCATCTTCTAGGGAAAGGGATTCATTCTTAAGCAATAAGCCTTTCACTTCCTCTTTCATAGTTTCCAAGTCAGGATGTTCGGCCCTGAACTTATCAAGAGAAGCTTGTCTACGTTGTAGTTCTACTTGCTCTTGGATAGGTGACAACATCCCTTGCAAACGCTTAGCAACCTCTTGCTCAATACGTTTCTCAAAGGAATTGTCATCAAATGGGTCTAACTTAACCTCTTGGTTAGCAGCAGTCTCTAGTTCCTTAGCAAACTCAGAAGAGAGTAAGGCTTCTCGTTGGGCTTGTAAACCTTTACGTGTCTGTGCTAACTCTTGTGTCTTCCTGCTGTAGTCTGAACGCATAAGCTTAAGTACAGCTTTAACCTCAGGACTAGCATTCTTTAAGACATCATCATAGCTAACCTTACCTTCAGCAGCACCAGCTAAGTCTTCTTCTGATAAGCCATCTAGGCCTAACTCTTTAAGCTTGTCTTTGGCAGATGCCTCTTGCTTCCCACCAGTCACCTTATCTAAGGCTTCACCTACGGCATCCTTATATGTACCTTGTGAATGGCTGTGTGGTGTTTTGTCTTCTGTAGTAGTATCTGTAGTATCTGTAGTTGTAGTATCTGTAGTAGTAGGCGTATTCCCTTCGGGAGTTCCTGGCTTGATAGGCATGTAATTCTCCGTTACATTCTTTGCATGAACAGGTTGTCCACGTCTTCTTCTTTAATATCTGTCTCAGCTTCGTTGTCTTCGGGGCTAACTTCTTCTTGCTCTGTAGTATCTGCTACAAGTTCCTCTTTCTGTGGGGAACGTAGGAATGACTTGAACTCACCACTCTTACTAAGAGCGTTAACTTTACCAGTTACCAAAGACAGTTCGTCATCACTAACTACATCAGCAAGTTCAAAGGTATGCTCTTCCATACCAGCATCACTGGCAGCAGCATTAATCATACTAAGAACACGTACAAGCTCTACAGGCATAGGCCCATCAACATCTTCTGTTAACTCAGCCACAGGCTCTTCATCGAATAGAGGAAGTAGTTTGTTGACTTCCTTGACTATACGAGTAAGTGCTTTGCTAGAGTATACACCAGAAGGTGCAGCTGTTTCAAATGTCTGTTGTCTAAGTGAATCTAGTTCACCAGCTTTGCTAATTACCGTTTGTTCTAGTTCAGGTATGTCAGCTGGTATTGTGTTATTCTGAATCATATCAACCTCTTATAGTTTCTGGATTGGAGCTTCGACCGGCGTGTCTAAATCGTACTTCTCTTCTATGTACTTCTCATCAAACACTTCGGCATAGGCATTGTCGTCTGACATACCTTGTTCTTTAAGTTCTTGTATCTGCTTCGTTCTCTCATCATGTTCCTGCCACTCGTTTATCTCATCTTCTAGGCAGTACATTTCAGCATTATCACCATAGTCAGCCCAATGGTGTAACCCTCTATCCTTAAGTATCTTCTCTTCTTGCTGGGCATTGTCAATCCAGCAACCAAGTCCTCTGTTGTAGTAGCCATGTGAGTCACCGTAACGTCTAGGTGTATTGGCATAGATATCTAACTTCCTAGTAGTGTTCATAGACTGACAGTGTTCACACTCACAAGGGTTGTATCTATTCTCTACAGAGACAATGTCTTCTGTAGTGTTTCCACAATCAGTACACTTCCATGTATACAAAGGCATCATTTACTCCTATACCAACAGGCCGCTATCTGGTGAAAGTATCTTGGCGGCATTGGCTGCTGAAGGGTTAATCACTGCTTCTTGTAGTATCTGTTCTTCTGTCTGTTGTAGTTCACCACCAGCACCAGGTACATTATCTTGTGGAGGAAGCATAGGTGGTGCCGTGTCCTTGAAGTCAGCAGGTAACTTAAGTGAGTCAACTAACTTAGCTAACACCTTCTCTTTAGGCACACCCAAAGAAATAAGCATAGGTATGTTCTGGATGAAGTTCTGCTGAACAACTATATCACTCATAGGAGTAGAGCTAGAGTCCGAAGCAAAGATACGGAAGTCACCCTTCAAATCATCTTCAGTGACAGCCACAAGCTTACCCTTATGCTTAATGAGTGTAGACTTGTTCTCTTTCTTGGCATCAGTTATATACATGCTAAGCATGTCTAAATACATGGAAGAGAGTTGTTCGACACAAGCATCTCTTTCTCTAGCCAACCTACCAATCTCTGAAGAGTTATAGAATATAAGTGCAGAGGCTTCAGTAGCAGATGCCTTAGTAGCTTCACCTCTTGTGAATGGTGCAAGGATAGAACCTTTGTTCTCGTCACCCATCACTTCATTATAATAGTGCTGTACTTCAGGAGGTGTCTGTTGGTGAGGAACAGGAGTAATCATTCCACTAAGTGTTTCCCTGTCCTCTAGTTCTACTTCTAAGAACAAGCCGTCTACACCTTGCTGTAGTTGAGCTAAGTCTTCTTCATCTAACTTACCCTTCTGTACTAGCCATTGCCTAGAAGCTTTCCTTACAGCATTAGCTTGGAAGGTACGAATAATGTTCTGTTCGAATATCTGGTCATACACTCTTGCTAAAGTAGAGTAACCAATTAGAGGAATGTCTGGTTGACGGTTGTAGTATAAAGGTGCTATAGGCGCAAAAGCTTTACCATCATAATTAGTGAAGGGTATAAACTTCTCTACCTCTAGACACCTGTTACCACTAGCATAGTTAGGTGACCAGAAGTATAACTTGTTATTGACATAGTCGTATAGCTCAACTACTTGAATATACTTATATACAGAACCCTCTATCTCTTTGTTTAGATAGTCAGTCTTGTTCTGGGCATTGAAGTCTTTACTGCCAAACTTAACCTTGGCTTCACCTTCAGTCATCCAGTATATATGTCCTGTATAGTGCTGGTCATCCCAGCGTAGTGCTTCAGTATCTATGATAACTTCCCAAGGTGGTAAGGCTATCAGAGCAATCTTATCATACAAGCTATCAGTGTCTTGAGGAATGAGCTTCATAAAAGAGTTGGGATAGATGAGTCCCATACGTGATGCATTCTCAAGTACGTTCCTACAGTTAAGTAAGAACTCGTTGACAACTATCTCTGCCTTACTGTTGTCACCCTTGGCACGTAAGCCAGGCTCTACATCTACAGCAGGATTCTTAGCAAAGAGAGAGGCTTGGTACTGCTCTATGTGAGCATAGCCTTGTGCTACTTGAATGAGAACCATGTCGTTAGTCTTTAGGTTAGACTCGTCCCAGAACTTGTTAAGGTAGGCAGCTCTCCAACGCTTAATGTCTGGAGCCATAGCATCCCAGTAATTATTGTGTTGACTAACTATCTGTTTAATGGCTGTAATATCCATCTTGTCTTTAGGCATTTAAAACTCCTAGTACTTCCAACCACCAGCTGGGGTGAAGGGCAAGCGCCTGTCTATACGATTAACTCTAACTTTCTTCTTAAAGTCTTCGAACCTAGTAACCTTACTATTGACATAACCAATAAGAGGTATGTCCTTGAGAACGTAATAACATAATGCTAAGCTGACAGCCATGTCATCGTTACCACCTTTAGGATGGTCAGGCCTACCATTCCTAATCACTAAGCTGTACAACTGTTCGTACAGTTCCTTATCTAATTCCTCTATAAGGTTTGTCTCTATAGCTTCTCTTAGTATTCCGAATAGTAAAGGCCTAGTCTTTGCATTGGTGTGAAACGGTTTGTTCTTATCATCAGTCCACAGATGCTTATACTTATATTCCTTAAGCTTATGCAGTACTAGTTTACCATCGTTATTAGACTCAACAATTGTTAGTGGGTTATTTAGCTTCCTACTAACAGTAATAATTTTCTCTGCTAACTTCCAAGGAGGGATGGTGTTACTTCTCCAATGGTATACAGGTTGTCTAGTAACTATGTCTACAGCAGAGAGAGCAGAGAAGTCACTGCCTACACCTTCAGCTACATCTACACCTAGTACATACCTTGAGTTGAATGTCTTGACATACTGTCTTGCTTCTCTTGTACCTAGATACTTCACTTGTATGTTGGTTAATGCTTGTCTGTCTATGTAGTATTCTGTAGATGATTGGAAGGCTTCATCGATAGTCAGTGGGTACTCTCTCTTGAAAGCAGTTAATCCCATTGAAGCTATCTCTCTCCGTCTCCAAGCTAACTGCCTGTTAGAAAGATTGTACTTGTCTTTTAACTGTACTTCGTCATGTGTAAGTCTGAAGCTAGTAGGAGGAGTTAGTTGGTATTCCGGATGCAGTATCCAAGGTAAGAAGACTAGTACCCAGCCATTAGGGCCAGGCTTAATGTCCTCTAAAGGATTAAGTTCATTATAGTCTTCAGGTATAGAACCTAGGACTAGTTGATGGAAGGTGTCGCCGTAAACATTAGCTGTACTCTCCAGTACTACTTGTCCAGAACCTACGGTAGGCAACACAGTATTAAGTGTTTCCTGTAGGTCATCATAGAAGGCTGCCTCTGATAAGTGAGCCATGTAGGCTTCGAAGGAACGAGTACCACCCTTACTGCCTGCTGTGAATACTTTGAGAGTGGCATTAGACTTTCTTGCTCTCTTAGTAGAGTTGTTAGCCTTAGACAGCTTAGGCCTTGCTTGTGCAGGTAGATTCTCTATGAACCTAGCATCCATCGTACCTATCTCTTCAGCAGCTTCTCTAGTATGAGCCATAAGAGCATAAGTCCTAGGAGCTGTAGTGAAGTTCCAGTTGTAGAACTGCCAACCTCTAATCAATGTAGATATACCTAACCTACGAGCTTTAAAGACTATAACTCTGTTGTGCTTATTAAGAATGTCTAGTAGTCGTTCCTGTGCCCAGTTCATATCAAAGAAGGTAAGTCTCTTGCTGTTCCTATTGTATATCGTGAGAGCCTCTATGAAGGCCTGTGCTGGAATAGGATTACTCATCCGTACTCTCCCCCTTCTCTTTACCAAGTCTCTCCCAGAAGGCGTCTGTGTCCTCTGTGTCGGTCTCACTCATCTTAAGCATAAGTCTTTTGATGGAGGCTTCTGTCTGTAGTATGTTGAGTAGAGTAGTAACTGTTACCCGTTTGAAAGCTTCTTCCCCCTTCTCTTCAATGGCTACTGCTGCTGCTAGTTTAAGGTTCTCTAACGTACCTTGTAGATTACCCTTCTCTGCTGCTAGTCTCATTCGTTTAATATAGTTTGTTAGAGTCATCTTTGGAGGCATCGTTCTCTCTTGCTTGTTGTAGTTTAGTTAGGGCTCTATGGTATTTACCGTAGGCACCTGATAGTGACATACCTAAGGCTTCTGATAGTTGTTGGTAAGTATAACCTTTGCATCGTAAGAGTACTGCTTTGGCTTCACATGGTTTGAGTATAGATAGTACCTTGTAGGAGTAAGAGAGTTTGCGCTCAAACTCTTCCTCTTCCTCTAAACGATTGTCAATGTCATCACCTGTAATAGAGTCAATGAGTTCGTCTTCATAAGAGTGGAGTGCTTGCTTACTAGTTAGCACATGATTAATGCAATCATTATTCCAGTAAAGCCTGTGCTTGGAATAGAAGCCTACTCCTTCCCTTGTGGTATCTCTTTCATATAACATGTACTTACTCCTTTATAAGGTAGATTGTACCTACCACTATACAGATGATTAGTGTACTGATAAGTATTAGCTGTTCCATAGACTCTTCCTCTTCTCTTCTGCTCTCTTGTTCATATACCAATGTATGATGCCTAGTACTATTGAACAGGCTATCCATGCTATGAATATATACTCTTCTAATAACATTATTGGCCTTCACCAAAGTAGTTAGTTGTTGGTGTGTTAGCTTGTAGGTATTTAAAAGAAGGGTTCGCGCTTTCCAAATCAACTGCCACTGCTTCCTCTAACAGCTCAATAAGAACAGTAGTTAGGGACTTATTAGACAAGCCAGCTACCTTCATAAACTGATTGTAAGGAATGGTAAGGTGTACGAACACTTCATTAGTACTACACGATTGACACATTTCTACCTTCATTACTCCTCCATTAAGGATAGTACTCTATCAGCCCATTCCCTGTCGCTAACCTTCTGTTCATCAGTCAGCTTATCGTACGGTACTAGAGTTAGTAACTGCCATGTCTCTATGCATTGGGCTGCTGTTAACAAGTCTCTCTTCTGCCTACGAGATAGCCTAACCTTTGGCTTCTCACATAGTACTGCATCTGCTGTTCTGCTAAGGCCAAGTTCTATTATGGGCCTTAACTGCTTAAGGAAATACTTAGTCCAATGTACCCATTGTTCGTGCTCTATTGCTGCTAACTTCTCTCTTTGAATATCGTCCATTACTTGCTTCCTAATTGGTTAGTATGCATATCCCATACATAGTCAATAGCTTCTCTAACTGTCCATCCTTTCCGTAAACTACTTAAGAAGTACTCTATCAAGTTGTACTCCATTAACTCTCGTATCTCATTCTCGTACTGCATTTTGTCCTCTTATAGGCTTTGTATGTGTGTTATTAGTTTCTTGTACCATGGCAACTTAACATACTTTATGATACTAGGTAGTAGTGTGAAGTCACTGATATTATGCTTGGTAATATACTCATAGACAAGTGTGCCTATCTGAATATCAAACATGTCGTCTAGTTGTTGTGGGGTAAAGGAGAAAAGCATACCTTCCTTTCTTCCTCCTATACGAATAGTAATTCCTGGCTCTGGTGTAGCTACATACTTAAGGGTAGTGTCTGCATTACGGGTTAGGGTTTCTATGATTAGGTTGAACATTAGTCTGTAACTGTTTGGGTGGATGAGGTAGAATCTGGTAGGGGTTTAGGGATAAAAGAGGGTTTGCGCTTGAAAGTCTTTTCCAGCTCATTTAACTCAGTCTCTATCCTTCCTAAGGTTGTTAAGATTTCATACAACTCTGTGTAGTTCTCTGTCACTTGTTCTGTTGTTGTATCTTGATTCATGTTCTTATTTCCCTAGAAGGTTTTTGTATTGTTGTAGCCATTCGTTGTCGAAGGGTGAATTGTTTGACAATAGGGTGTTGAAGAAAGTACTCTTGCGCGAAACTAAATAAATGGTATGTTGTTTCTTCCATCCGTATTTACGTGCGTCTCCTGCGTTACCTATGCGTCTTACTTCTTTAGTTGTCTGAAGCTTCTCTAATAGGCCTTTGGTTGGTATCAGAAATAGCTCACCATCATTACAGTCTGCATAGTAGATGAGGTAGTCAGCTTTGCTCTTAAGGAGGGTAGCCTCTTCTATACAGATGTTACCTGTCTTGGCTGACATCTGGTCATGCTTAACTTCTATAGTGTAGAGGCTCTTGCCTTGGTGGAAGATAACGTCTGCTGGGTGTGGGTCTAACTCAGTAGGCTTACCGTCTATTGTTTCTACTAAGGCTTCAGGGTATAACCTTTGAAGATTGTCTGCTGTTAGCTGTTCGAATACTTTGGCTGCTGCTAAGTCTTTTCTGAAGGACATTAACTCTTCCTCTTGGTTGAGTGCTTATATTATTATTATAGCTTATAGTGTTATGTGGTTGCAAGTCTTTAAGAAAGAAAGTTGCGCCAAATCTTTAGCACCCTTCCCTAGACGATTGATAGACAGCTGATTGTTAGTTAGTGCAAGGTTGAATGTTAGTTAGCTTGTAGGGATAAGTTAGGTGTGGGCATTATTAAAATAAAGGAGGTGCGCTTGCTCGACAGGCAGGAGGCTGCTTACTCCCTCCCAAACCTATTCCTTCTCTACAAGATAAATCCTCGTTGCTAAGCATAATAATATGCGCCTCTAAGGCGCTAGTGTCCAAGTGGAGTTAGTCTGCCAAGACTAACGATAAACCCAAGCAGGTTATAGGTACTCTTACTCCCTCTTAATCCATAACCCGCAAGGGTAAACAAGTCTTGATATTCAAGATGCAGCTGTACTTAAACTCTATTAACCATTAACCATTAGTAGGAGTAGCTCCTTAGAGGAGCAGTGGGTATTGCTTGATAAGCAAGTTATATTCTGTTCAAGCATTTACAAGTAGTTATTAGGAGTAGGTGTGTATGTATCCTATCAAGCAGGCACTTCTTTTCTAAAGTCTCTTCTTAATAACAAAACCCCCCCGCAAATATCTACGCTGAATCTCATTACAGGCGGCGGGGAAACCGTTAGTCCTGCTGTCTTCAGAAAAGAAACCGCGTACCAATAGCGGTCGAGCTGCTGGGGACCTACACCGAATTGCTAGTTTCGATGTCCACAAGCCGAAGCGTGGAGGTATATCTCGTCAGTGGATATTCACCGACGGAAAAAACAGCTCTGTTGTCCCGTGAGGTTGATTCCCAGTGGAATCTTTTTGTCGGTCATTATACCTGTCACTTAGCTATTTGCTTTGTGGTTCGACGTTGCCGTCTCATCTATAAACATCTTATAACATGGAGCCTTGATAGTCAAGTCTATTATATGTTTTATTTATATTTATAGGCGATGGGTAGCAATTACCATCTAAGTACAGAATACCATCTCTTGCCTACTGTTGTCAATACTTAATTAGTATAAGAGTAAAATATCTATCCTCTACTTATAGCTATCTTTTTCACTTCAAACTTGACTACAGTGTTAGTCTTTAGGTATAATAAAACATAACCTCAAAGGAGTTAATCGTGAATATTCAAACACATAAACAGTGTAATGCTTGTGGCCGTATCCTAAATACAGAGGCCTTTGTTATGCGGAAAAGTTTTCTACATTCTAAAGAACAGATAGAGATAGAGACGCCATGGTGTCAATCATGTAGGCGTAAGTTCGTTGCACATACAGAGAAAGAGTTAGCTCGTATGACTGAAGAAATCTGCAGTCAGTTACCTACCTGTGTACATAGTATGGAAGAGGTGAATGAGCGCCGCCTAGAGAAGCAAGGTTGTGTTGCTCCCGTTAAAGAATGGCAGGTATGCAAGTTGATTGTAGAACTAACCAGGGAAGAATATTTGGAGGAAGAGCCCAAACCTTTCTCTTCCCTACAAGATAAAAAAGGTAATTAGAATGGATACTGTTTATATCAAGGAACAGTTAAGAGCACTTACACAACGACTACTTGGCAACCATCAGGAAGACAACCACTTAGCAAGATATGAAGAACTAAGGTATTTCAATGGTTATGTCTACGGTATAAGGAATGCTGTAACAGGTGAATGCTTTTGGGCTGATGAACTCGTTAAGCAGTTAGTAGGCATACCAGAGTAAGTCTCTTCTTCCCAGACAAACTAAGGGCCCCACCAAGGGGCCCTCTTTTTGTTAACGATATGAGTTAGTTACTAGCGTTAGCTAAGCGCAACGTTCTCATTGGTTAGGATACGCCAGCACAATGTCCCGCCTCGGTCAACACCTTCTAGGCAAGCAAAGTCATCAACAGCATCGAATGTCATTACCGTATTACCAGCACTATTCAAAGCACTTGCCGCTGTGACTGCGCGAGTTCCACCACCACCAACCGTAGAAGCCATAAGGCTCATACGCTGCCCAGCCCACTCAGGGATAGCCAGAGTGTTAGTCTCTGCACCTGTACCAATAGTGAAGCTCATGGAGGTATTCACAGTAACAGGAATGGCAGCACCAGTTCCTGGGTCAGACACTACGGAGCAGCTGCTCTTGATGAGGCCGTCCGTACCATTGGAGCGAAGACCAGCACCAGCAATCAGAACAGCAATATCACGCCAGTTGTCACGCTTGGTCCCAGAGTCCGAGTTGTCCACGAAGGGGATTCTGTCTTGACTTGGTGCGAAAGCAGTGTCTGAAAGCTCATTCAAGTCAACAGCCAGGCCAGTACCACTAGTCTTGATACCTGTACCAGCAGCAAGCATGGTGACCAGTTCGGAGACCAGGCGTTTCTTGGGCAGCCCGCCGTCGTCGGTGTCGCCGAAGACTAGGGAGTCACCAGCAGCGATAGCAGCATTGGTCAGGCTCTCAATATCTAGAGCCAAGTTCTCGGACCCGTCGTCCTTGAGCCCAGCACCAGCGAAGTCAGAAGCATCAATAGCCAGCACACCGGCTGCAGCTTGGAGGCCATCACCAGCGACGAGAGCTGCGATGTCAGCCCATTGGTCCTTAGCATTGGTACCAGCAACACCACCATCTAGGAAGGACACGTAGTCGTTAGCTGGGGCGAAAGCAGCTTCAGCGTAGCCACTCATAGTAACTACTGCACTTAGCACACCACCAGCAGCGGTAACACTAGAGCCATCAGCCATTGCTGAAGCTAAGTCAGCAACGCTTTCTTTCTTCACAGCATTCGAGTCATCAGCGTCAATGAAGACGATAGAGTCGGCAGCCTGGTCGATAGCACCAGCAGTTACTTCGTTTAGAGCAAGCTCTAACACACCAGCAGTTGCAGCAATACCATTACCAGCCATAGCATTCACTAGGTTAGCAAGCGTCTGCTTATAAGAACCATTGTCAGTTGCATCAATTAGAGCCAAACTGTCAGCAGCCATATCAAGAGCAGGAATAGCACCGAGGCCATGCATGTTAATAGTCAGGTTCTCCGAACCGTCATCAGCAAGGCCTGCACCAGCAAAGTCACTTACGTCTACAGCAAGCACACCAGCAGTTGCAGCAATACCGTCACCAGCCATAGCAGTCGCGATGTCTGCCCAGCTCTCTGCCTTTGTAGCATTCGAGTCGTCAGCATCAACAATGAGAACAGAGTCGTTAGCAATGCTTACAGCCGCAGCTGCAACAGCAGGAGCGATATCAGCAACATCAACACCAACGCCATTAGCACTTACGTCAACAGGAATGACGGTTCCACCAGTAGTACTGTCAGGAGCTACACTTAATATAGAACCCGCACCACCAGCAATACCATTACCCTGTGCAGCCAGACGAAGGTTTTCTGAACCATCATCTTCGATACCTGTACCAGCAAAGTCACTTACGTCTACAGCAAACTGAGAAGCAGTATTCTGGATACCGTCACCAGCAACAGCAGTAACTAGGTCGTCAATACTTTCTTTCTTAGAAGCACCGGCAGCAGCCGCAGAGACGATACCAATAGAGTCCAAGGCTGGGTCGACAGCAGCAGCAGAGAGGTTGTCAAGGTCAAGAGTTGAAGTACCATCAGAGGCAACGTTCACGTCACCAGCAATAGCAGCTACAGCAATAACACCAGCACCATCACCAATAGGTATACCAGCAGCAGTACCACCAACATCGAGGTTCTCACCCTTACCGGCTGCATCACCAATAGCAATGATACCTTCAGGTAGCTCAAGCAGTGGGGCGTCAATGGATGCATCTTCAAACTTAGCAGTGGCTGTAGCAGCATTGAAGAAGTCATCTTCGATAAGCGCACGGCCGTCTGCATCAGCAGAGAGTGCATCGTCAGCAATGTGCTCTGTATCAACTGCATCATCAGCGATAGCCGCACTAACAACTGCATCACTGGCAAGCTTTGCCGAAGTGATAGCATTATCATAAACAAATTTCGTTCTTATCCACATATTATAAACTCCTG